TGCTAATCCTGAAAAGCCAGGCAACTACTGGAAAGACTATGCTAAAAAATGGGGCATAGATGAAAAGACTGCCAAGACTATGATGTGCAATAATTGTGCAGCATTTGATGTTAGTGATAAAATGTGGGACTGTATAGAAAGTGGGATTCAAGGCGATGAAAACAATGCTGATACAATGGCTACAATCCATAAAGCAGACTTGGGCTACTGCAACTTCCTTCACTTCAAGTGTGCAGGTACACGTAGTTGCACTGCCTGGGTTAGTGGTGGTGCAATCGATGACAAGGACAGAACACAATGAAGCGTCTAGACATTGAACAAGCTGAACCCATTCGTAGAAAGTTTGCATCCGATTGGGAAATCCGCAAGGGTAAGTATCTATACAAGAAAGTAGCGTTTGACGACTACAACAGTGTGCTACGTTTTCTTATGTATATCGAAAAACCACAAGTAAAACTTGACCATTTTGCAGACATAGGGTTCTTTTACAACGAAGTAGTGCTAATGGTGTATACACATGATATAGGTGGATTGACACAGTTAGACTTTGAACTTGCACTATACATTGACGAAGCCCTTCGCAAGATGGGAGCAAAGGAGATTGGATGAATCTAGTAAACTTACATCCAGAGTTTACAAACAATCCATTCCTTACTAAACCAATAGAGCGATCTTTAGTAGAAACACTGCCTTTCAAAGACTTTGACAAAGATGGCTACGAAATTCCTACTCCGCTAGAATACTTGCATTATGAAGCAAACGGAGTAGAACTCAATCGCGAAATACAATTCCATATAGCTCCTGTACAAGAATGGTATCGTGATACAAAACAAACTGAACAGAATCTAGTATTAGATCATTGTATGCTGCTAACACGTTATGCATTCGCAGGAGAAGCAAGAGAACAGATAGAAGAAATTTGTCGCAGTCGTCCTATACTACAAAAGCTACTTAACATCAAACCCAAGTGGGGCATAGACTTTAGTTTAGACTTTGTAAGTCACGATCTTGTAATGGAAGTGATACATATCGAACAAGACTTTGACAATCTAGAAGATGCATATAATGCCAAAGAACGCCTTGAAACAATCATTGATAATACCGATTGGTACGAAGGTGCGGTAAAACTTTGGGAATGTAAAGATGAATGGATCAACTTATCTAGTGACGATCATTCGGACTATAAGGCACAGTTCTTTGGATGGGATCGTGCTTTTGACAACAAAAAAGTGTTTTGAACACTTGACAATCACCTAAATATATTATATACTAAATGTAAATTAACGGAGGAGTATCCTAATGAGTGACCGTACCTACGGACCAGAAGAAAAAGCAAAATTAGAACGTCTTGTACGTGAAGGCGTAACTGTGCTACAGGAAGTAGAAGACTTGAACACAGGGTTAAAAGAAACAGTAAAAGCTGTAGCAGAAGAACTTGATATTAAGCCCGCTCTTATTAACAAAGCAATTAAGATCGCTAAGAATCGTGACTGGGATAATCATGCTGATGCTCATGAAGATCTCGAAACACTTGTTGCAACACTCGGCTACGATAAGTGATAAAATACCAAGAAACTGCCAAATGGACAGGCACAATACTATTCTTTATTGCGGCTTTACTATTAAGTTCAAACTTTGAATACAGCCGTTATGGATTTATTGTTTTTGCACTAGGCCATATAATTTTAAGTAGTGTATTCTATTACTTAAAAGACAAGCCTATGTTTATACAAAACTTCGTATTCTTGTTTGTAGATGCATACGGAATATACAATTATTTTATTAGGTGATGGATGGAATATAACTATGAATGGAGTGACTTTATAGGCAACGTAGGCGTTATTATACTAGTCGGAACGTTTGCCCTACTACAGTTTGGTAAAATAGATGCCAAGGGCTTTTTATATAGCTTCAACAATATGCTTGTTGCTATACTCCTAGGCATTAACTTATACTACAAACCTAATCTGTCCAGTATTATTATTGAAGTGTTTTGGTTTTGGTTAAGTATATATGGATTGATACAGTGGTATCGATCTCGCTCAAAGAGCAAGAATGAAGGTTAAGTTGGCCATAAGCAACGAAGGAGAAACAATTAAATGCCATACGTAGACGCGATGTTTGATCGTGACCAAGATATTATCCGTGTCGTAGAACGACGTGACGGAAAGAGACACTTCCAAGAGTATCAAGCAAAATATACTTTTTATTATGAAGATCCAAAAGGCAAATACAAAAGTGTATATGGGGATCCGTTAAGCCGTATTGTTTGTAAAAATACTAAAGACTTCCGCAAAGAAGTTGCTATCAACAAAGGCAAGAACTTATTCGAAAGTGATGTTAATCCAATCTTCCAGTGTTTAAGCGAACACTATCTTAACCAAGATGCTCCTAAACTAAACATTGCATTCTTTGATATTGAGACTGACTTTGATCCAGAGAGAGGCTTTGCTGATCCTGCAGATCCGTTTATGGGTATTACATCAATATCTGTATACCTACAGTGGTTAGAAACAATGGTGTGTCTTGCTGTTCCGCCTAAAACACTGACCATGGAACAGGCTAAAAAAGAACTAGAAGGTATCGACGGTGTTGTACTGTTTGATCAAGAAGCAGATATGCTGGACACATTCCTTGATCTAATTGAAGATGCTGATATCTTAAGTGGTTGGAACAGTGAAGGATATGATATTCCCTATACTGTGAATCGTGTTAGTCGTGTTTTGAGCAAAGATGACACAAGACGCTTTTGTTTGTGGGGGCAGTTGCCCAAGAGGCGCGAGTATGAAAAATACGGGAAGCAGGCTGTTACATTTGATCTTATTGGCCGTGTGCATTTAGACAGTTTGGAACTATATCGTAAGTACACATACGAAGAACGTCACTCATATCGACTGGATGCAATCGGTGAGATTGAAGTAGGTGAAAACAAGGTGCCATATGAAGGCACACTGGATCAACTGTATAACAATGACTTCCGCAAGTTTATTGAATATAACATTCAAGATACTGCACTATTGAACAAACTAGACAAGAAGCTACGCTTTATTGATTTGAGTAATAGCATTGCACACGAGAACACTGTATTGCTACAGACTACAATGGGTGCTGTTGCTGTTACAGAGCAAGGTATTATCAACGAAGCACACAACAGAGGTTTGCAAGTACCAAATCGTCCAAAGCGTGACGACACAGAAAACACACAAGCCGCAGGTGCTTATGTAGCATTTCCTAAAAAAGGATTGCACAAGTGGATTGCTTCAATGGACTTGAACTCACTATATCCATCAGTAATTCGTGCATTGAATATGGCTCCAGAAACTATCATAGGACAAATACGTCCTGAAATTAGTGAAGCTCGTGTACACGAAGATATGACTCTTAAAAAGAAGTCATTTGCTGGTTCATGGGAAGGACGCTTTGGTACAGAAGAATACGAAGCAGTTATGGATCAACGCAAGGATGTTGCACTTACAATTGATTGGGAAGATGGTAGGTCGGATGTACTTTCAGGTGCAGAGATTTATCAGTTAATTTTTGATAGTCAAATGCCTTGGATGATTAGTGCAAATGGTACAATCTTTACTACAGAGTTTGAAGGTGTTATTCCAGGTATCCTAAAGCGTTGGTATGCAGAACGTAAAGATATGCAGAAGATGTTAAAGAAAGCAAAAGATGCAGGGAATGAAGCAGAAATCGAATACTGGGACAAACGTCAGCTTGTCAAAAAAATTAACCTTAATAGCTTGTATGGTGCTATTCTTAACCCTGGGTGTCGCTTCTTTGATAAGCGTATTGGCCAGAGTACTACACTAAGTGGCAGAACTATTGTTAAGCATATGAGTGCTGAAGTAAACAAAACAATCACAGGCGAATATGATCATGTAGGTAAAGCGATGATATATGGTGATACTGACTCTTGTTACTTTAGTGCATGGCCTATACTAAAAGATGATGTAGAAAGTGGTAAATTAGAATGGTCCAAAGAAAAGTGTATTACACTTATGGATCAAGTGTGCGAGCAAGCAAATACTACGTTCCCAGACTTTATGGCTAGAGCATTTCATTGTCCAAAAACACGTTCGGACGTTATTGCAGCAGGTAGAGAGATTGTAGCACAAAGCGGCTTGTACATTACCAAGAAGCGTTATGCGGCACTAGTAATCGATAATGAAGGCTTTAGAACTGATGTAGATGGCAAGCCGGGCAAAGTAAAAGCAATGGGCTTGGACTTGAGACGTTCAGATACGCCTGTGTTTATGCAGAAATTTTTGAGCGAACTATTGCTTATGGTGCTTACAGATGTTCCGCAGGCAGATGTACTAGAGCGTATCACACAGTTCCGTAAAGAGTTCCAAGAGATGCCAGGCTGGGAGAAAGGTAGTCCAAAACGTGCAAACAAGATTGCACACTATCAGCGACTAGAACAAAAGCAAGGCAAAGCAAACATGCCCGGACATGTTCGTGCAAGCATCAACTGGAACACACTAAAGCGTATGAACGGTGACAAGTATTCTCAAGAGATTGTAGATGGCATGAAAGTTATTGTTTGTAAACTAAAACAGAATCCATTGGGTTATACAAGTGTAGCGTATCCTACAGATGAGTTGCGTTTGCCAGAGTGGTTCAAAGAACTTCCGTTCGATGATGCAGCAATGTCAGAAACTATTATTGATAACAAGTTAGACAACTTGATTGGTGTACTGGACTATCCACTAGAGGATACCAAACAGCACACTACATTCAATAGCTTGTTTGACTTTGGAGACTAGTATGAAAATTAAGTTCGAAGTAGAAGTTGACACAGAAAAAATAGAGGCATTAGGCTTTAAGCCTAAATACTCGGTAGAAAAGTTCTTGACAAACAAAGAGTTAGACAATATAATTAATTTATTCAATGGAGATACAGCATGAAAGATATTTTACAAGACATAGTTGCACACACACATGCACTAGGTTTTTTGTCGCTAGTTAAAGTTAGCAACGAAGATAGTACATCAATTGACTCAATGGCAGAAGATCGTTCTGTTATTTTGTCGGCAGAAACACATTCGCCTGTTAGTGAATTTATAGGCACGTTTGGTATGCCTAATCTAGATAAGTTAGCATTACACTTGAAGAATCCGGAATACAAAGATAATGCGAAGGTTGAAGTTGTCCAGGCAGAGCGCAACGGTGAAACTATCCCAACACATATTCACTTTGAGAATGCCGCAGGTGACTTCCAGAACGATTATCGCTTTATGAATAAAGCTATTATCGAAGAGAAGTTAAAGACAGTGAAGTTTAAAGGTGCAACCTGGAATGTAAGTTTTCGACCTAGTGTTGCAAGTATTGCACGTATGAAACTAATGAGTGCGGCACATAGCGAAGAGCCTACTTTTAATGTAATTACAGAGGACGGCAACTTGGTATTTAGCTTTGGTGATGCAAGCACACACGCAGGCAAATTTGTATTCGAAGCAAGCGTTGAAGGAACACTACAGCACACATGGAGTTGGCCAGTAGCGCAGGTACAGGCTATCCTCAATCTAGATGGCGATTTAACTATGAGTATTTCCGATCAAGGTGCAATGCAAATTACAGTTGATTCGGGTATGGCCAAGTATGACTATATTCTTCCAGCACAAAGCAAATAATGAATACAGATTTAACAAAATCACAACTAGGCGACGACGGAAAGATTCAGTATGCCACTTTCCTTCCGGCATTAAGTGGCTTTTATGCAACTTATGTGGGCAAGCAGCGTTATGACGAATATGTAGATAAGTCTAGAATACCATCGAATCTAACACACGGTGTTGAAAGCCTAAACTATCTAAATGCACAAGCGGGCCAGTTTACATACAAATGGAGTTTGTACAGTGCCGGACATGCCGATCTAGACACAACAAAGCATGTGCCTAAAGAGGATATGGTGCGTAATAGAGATAGAAAAAACACTTGGTTACTGGGCGACAGTGGTGGGTTCCAGATCGGTAAGGGTGTTTGGGAAGGTGACTGGAAAGATCCAAACTGTCCTAAAGCACAAAAGAAACGAGATGGCGTTCTCCGGTGGATGGACGCTTATATGGACTATGGCATGATACTTGATATCCCGGCCTGGGTAGCACGTAGTCCTGAAGGTGCAAAAGCAACCGGCATCAACAATTATATCGATGCTGTAAATGCTACGAAGATCAATAACGATTACTGGATGAAGCATCGCACAGGTGCTTGTAAATTCTTGAACGTTCTCCAAGGTGAAAATCATGCCGATGCTGATGACTGGTATGATAGAATGAAACACTATTGCGATCCCAAACAATATCCAGATACTCACTTTAACGGCTGGGCTATGGGTGGGCAAAACATGTGTGATATTCATCTAGTACTAAAACGTCTAGTAGCACTGCGTTTTGACGGTTTGCTAGAAAAAGGCATACACGATGTAATGCACTTCCTGGGAACATCAAAACTAGAGTGGGCTACACTACTTACAGA